GTGAGCATGTTTTTATGATCAGGGCTGTTGATCTTGTCAGAACCGAATACCCGGCGGCTGATTTCATAGGCACGGGTGCCGCGGTTCTTTTCAATGTCGCGCATTACCAAACGGCAAAGCGCCTCAACTGCTAGCGATGCAGTGGTGGACTTGATGGTTGAAAGCATTGAGTTGGTTTGATCAACTGAGCAACAGTCTGCCCTGTGGAACAGTTGCAACCATCGAGAGTGTGCAGCCTAGCTAATTGGCACAGCTGCTGTGGTCTTTATATATAGGGGGAGTCGCCACAGATATTTTGAGATCTTAAGAGACTCACATTGAGACAGCGTAACCCCTTGCTATGTGGTGCGGTTGATGTAATATGGTGACAACGGGCCAGGACCCGTCAGATACTGCAACTAACGCGGGGTGTACCCTTCCTATTTATTGATTTTAGGGAGGGGGTATGGGGGGTTATTGGCTCCCGTTGCCAGCGATAATAGGGATCAGAAATTTTTGTCAAATATTGAGGGACAATTCTAAGACACATCTTTGTAAGAAGTTCTGCATATCCTTCAATAACTGCTGTTCTTCCGGTGCACCACCTGGCCAATCGTTAAGACGATGACTAACACTCTGTAAAAGACACCGACATGCAATCATATCGAGGGTTAACTCGACTACTGTTTCTTCTTCATCGGACATTGTTCATCACTACACGGTAAACAACCATCTAAATACGGTACATAAACTACATTAACCATTCTAGGCTCACCACACTCACAACAAGGGAGAGTAGTAACCTCATCATTAATCGGAGCACTATCCATAATTACATAACCATCTTAGTATTGTCATTTGGTTCTTCATGTACTTCGGGACCAAAGCCATGCTTAGCAATGTAGTTAAGATAACCATCATCAGCTTTATCTGTTTCTGATCCATACTGTTTTACCATTTCATAACACCAATCTCTAATCTTGTTAACACCAGGAGTAAACCTTGCTACTCCAAATACTGCTCCTACTTCTTTAGGAGTCATTCGTATCACAGCTGCATTCTTGTAGTAGACACGGAAATGATTAGGACCTTCTCTAGTCCTCATATAAGTAACATTAGTATCAACAGTATTATCAGGGAAAGCGTATTCCATCCGTTGGTGAAGTAATTGTAGTAATTGAGGTATGTCTGCCCCAAGGGGCCTAGACATCAGTAAATAAAAGGGGAGAAGCAACCAAGATAATTGGTTGTCTTTTCCCCCGAGGGGGTGAGTCCACCCTTCTCTCCCCCTGTATAGATCCGGGCTTGGCCTTAAACCCAGTTGTGGACAGTGTTTTGGCCTTTATGTCTTCTAAGAGTTTGTCTTTGGTCGTAAGACATGCCAAAAACCATTGCATTAGCTGCCATTTGGGGATCTTCTTCCCACATTTTCTGTAGGTCGTTGTAATCCTCTCTATTTCGTTCTTTTACTGTCTCATATGCAGAAATAGCAAGAGCATCTGTGTAGTATTTAACGCCTTGAGCTAAGCAATCTAATCTGTCGTCATGTTTAATGGCACCTTTCTCTCTGCACATTTTTGACATTTGAGCAAAGAGCATGTAACCAAGACGTTCTTCTGGTGGGAAATCTTGATTAGATTTGTAATCCCATTCAATGACGCTACGGTCTATCACCAATCGATGCTGATTAAGGACAGGTTCAAGGGCATCAATGATTCTGTCTTCTTTACGGACATTAGCCCGTGTTTCTTCAATGTCTATGTTTAGTTTTCCTTGTTGAAGATGTTTTCGGAAGAGTTCAGAAACGATTCCATCCCCGAAGTTTGATTCAATAAGGAGCTTGGAAACGCCATACTTTTTACATCCCCTGAGGATGTCCAAGAGTGTATTGTCGCTGTATCCATCGTGATATGCACGCATTTCATGCAGGTACAGGAAACCGTTTCGCTGGGATATAAAAGCTGCTGCTGTCTCATCCGAGCCTCTACCCGACGGATCAACCGAGCAGATTGTTTCGGTGTAAGGACCCCATTCGCCTTGGAGCTGCATCGGAGAGTAGAAATAATCTCCTGGAAGGCCAACAGTTGGGAGCTCCTTGATGACGTTCTGCGGGTCTGAGCACCAGACGACAGCATCAGGAGCAGAGGTAGGGTTAACAGAGGTGACAACAAGGTCAGCCATTTTAAGCGGGAATTTTGTTGCATCACTAAGGGTCGTATTGAGCATGAACTGCAACATAAAGTTGCTACGACCCATGGCTGCTTCACGTTCTAGGAGGTCTTCTTCAGAGAATCTTTCTCCATCTGTGAGTCCCCATGGTTCAGATCCCATATCAAGATCTTCTTGAATTTGGGGGGCCAAGTTGTCGTCGTAGTCACCAATGTTGCGGGGGTATCTAGCGGGCCAGACAAAAGGCTTATAGTTGCGCTCTGCGAGCTTCCTGTAGACGGTAAAGGAAGTCTGAGGAGTACCAAGAAAGCAAATTCTGGAATCATGTTTAGGTGTAAGGATGGATTCTGCTTCAGTGCAGAGTTGTAATAATTTTTCCCTCATCAATTCAGTGAGGCTGTTACCAGGAACTTCTACATCGTCCAGTACCATTAAGTCGGCACGGCTCCCAGTAAGCTGACCCGTAATGCCAACGCTCTTCACCGATGGGGCTTGGTGCGGAGAACAGTTCACGTCGAAACTGATGCGACTCCATCTCGCGTCGTCGCTCTTGGGCCTCAAATGATTCAGCCATGGTGTTTCAATAATTAGTTTCTGTAAAAAGATGGACATGTTGTCGGCTCTTTCTTTAGAAGCCGAAATCACCATTATTTTCTTTTCAGGATTATTAAATAGAGTCCAGAGAATAAAAGCACCAGTGATCCAAGACTTACCGACGCCACGAAAGGCTTGGATTTGAAGACGCTTAGGACCATGTTGTAAATAATCAGCGATTGCATATTGTGCTCTCGTCGGAGAGGGTAAATCGAGTTGTGACCACAGGGCCTGCAGAAACAGCTTAAAATCGCCCTGTAAGGCCGTTAAAACATCATTCATAGGGATATATAAGTAAAGCGGGGTGGAGACGCCTTCTAGAGCCTTCTAGGTATCAATTAGCTATCGTTTAATGCACTACGACCTTCGCCTCTGCCACTGCGGAAACCAGTGGGTTCTAAATTCTCATTCATGTATTGACCAAGATCTGCACCTGTCATTATTGCGTTAACGACTGGATTGATACGCATCATTCTGAGCATATAACGTGTAATAAATTGCTTGCTCATATCTTTGAGAGGTTTTTTAAGATCTTTGGGATCAAAGGTAACCTTTTCACCAAATATGTTAGTCCAAGTGTTTCTACCTTCACGTCTTGCTCGTGCAACTCCATCTTTAAAAGCTAAGGCACCTTTAGTACCACGGGAGTACAATGCTTCACGATTAGCTCCACCTTTATCAGAATCGTAAGCACTAACACGCAATGAACTGCCAGGCCGAATATCATCAATTTGACGGCCAAGCATTGCTTTCAATGCATTACGACGCAACCTGTCATTGTAATCTTGCTGAAACCTAAGTTCTGTTCCAGGTTCAGCTTTAGCTTTCATAAATTGAGCACGGTCTCGGTTATAACTCAGAGTGCCGTCTGATCCAGGCATACCAAACTCAATGGCATGCAAGGGTTTGGCACCACCGGTATATCGTGTTTTATCAACGCGATAAGCAGTGTCAGGTGTTTCAAGAGAAGATACTGATACATCCGAGGTAAGTCTCTGCGTATTTTTATAAGGGTCCACCAACAACGATTTATACCACTCCTTAGCTCGGTCAGGAGTGATGTTGTAGATGTCTTTAATTACAGGTTTGTTAGAAGCAGCTGAAGCGGTATTAATAGACAAAGAGTTTGAACCTTCACCTTTAGTAGTATCTCGATTCCCTCCGCTTAGGATTTTTAAAAGGCCCCGAAGGGCCGTTCTAGGATCAATCATCTGCTAATTCAGTTGTATAGAGTTTGTCTCTCCATTCAAATGTTTGTTTGCCAGCTCGACGTGCGGCAGCAAACGCACGGTCAAAGGACATAGCAAGTTCAGCTCGACGCGCTTCTTTAGCTTCATCAAACAACCGTTGAGGAACTTGAGGACCAATCTTTTCGTAACCTGGGTAAATTCCTTGAGAACTTAAAGAT